GCTTTCAGAAACAACTTCTCTTGACTCAAGAGGTAGTTTGTATTTTTCTTTTTGCTCTTTAAAGTATTTCTTAGCTTTAGATAGCTCTCTTTTTTTTGCTAATTGTTTTTTCTTTTTTTCTTTATCATCATCTAAATCCTCATCGAAACCAAATTTATCATCCATTAGATATTGAATATCTTCTGAATCTAAACCTTCTTCGGTTGCAGAATAATAACTAGCAATTAAAGAATCAGGATTCATAGAATCGTAATCTTGTTGTAATTTTACAAAATCACTAATACTTCTGCCTGTTTCTTTTTTATATTCAAAGTAAGCTTTTACATCTTCCGGTAATTCTTCAGATGCATTTCGCTTAACAATGAAGTCATCCAGTGAAGACACCTCTTCACCGTATTTGTTTGTAATATATGAAAGAACATCAGTCTCCGACATTTCTTGCGCAGAAACTTCTGAAGTTTCTACTACAGGTTCTTCAACTTTTTCTTTTACTACTTTTTCTTCTTCTGCCGGAGCTTCTTGAAGATTTACACGCTCCACCTCATCTTTTGGCTCTGGATTATCCACGGCTTCTAGTTGGGCTTCGTGTTTCTCAAGTAGTTCTTTTTCGATTTCTTGTGTTGATTTAGACTCTAGTTCACCTAAATCTCTTACTTTAATTTCCATTTGATTTAATTTTTTACAAAGTTAAACAATAATTCTAAATATATTTAAGATGCTTTATATGATTATAAAGGTCTGTTCCTAATTTTTCTCCCACTGTTTTATCTGATTCATAATGCACCCTTGCAACTATTCTACTATTAGAGATATTTTCAGCTGCCGTCTCAAAGTGTTTTTTTAAATGCGGGTACATAGCTGTTAATGCCAGTGACACTAATTTTGATTGTGCGGAATGACCTGATGGGAATGCAGGGGTTTGAGCACTTTTCATTTTTAAATAATCTAAATCAATTTTAAATTTTTTTGCATTTACATTAGGTCTCGGTCTGTTGTGATAATTTTTAATTTTTTTAATTATAGGCTCTGATTCATTTAACAACTTTTCTACCACTTTATATGGAAAAGATTCTACTCGATATGAAAAAATATTTTGAAACACATTTAATATGTTATCATATTTAGGTGGTAAAACTTTATTTAAGGGCATTAACTTTAATCTTTTTATTTCACCTAATGTTCTTAAAGAATTATCTTTAGGCACAGAAATTTGTTTGTATTTTTCAATATTAAAATTTTCAAACATTATCTAGGTTCAAATTCAGCTAAATCAAAACCATCTAAAGTGTCTTCATTCGATTCGAAACTAATCGGAGGAAGATTGTTTTTTCTTTGCTGTATAAGTTGAGATTGCTCAGTGTTTGCCTGACTAATACGTTTGTTTTTTGCTTTTTCTCTTTCTTTTTCTCTTTTGTCAACAGCCTGCTCTTCTCGTCCTTTGAGTTGCATATTAAAATCAAACTCCACCTGCATCAATTCTCTTTTTAACATTGCTTCATTTTTAAGCCTTTCAATATCAAAAGCTACTTCAGCTTGTTTTGCCTGCATTTGAACTTGAGCTTCCATTTGTATTTTTTTCATCTCTTGCTCTGATTGCATTTGTTGCACTTGCATTTTTGTTTGAGCGTCCATTTGTTTTTGCGTCATTGCAAACTGCTGATCTTTTTCTTGCTTTTTTTGTCTTTTAACTTTTAGCAATTGATTGGCTAGCTTAATATTTTTTAACTCTCTTATGTCTATTGCATCTTCTAAATTAATATCATTTTTAGATAAAGCCATTTGTATGTTTTGTTCAAGCTGCGCTTTTTCTTCTTCATCTGGAGCCACCTCTATAAAGATCCCAAAGTCATACATATACAAATCATTTATTTCTTCAAGAATCCCTACATTGTATTTTCCAATTTGCATTTTAAATTCTTCTTTAAAATCTGCGTACTCTAAAATATCTGCAATTCTAATAGATAAAGCTTCTGCCAATGTTTGTGTTATATATAGGCTTCCCTGAAGAATATGTCTAGTAGCTGTATTTGAATTAAGAGCTGCTAATTTTTGTACACCAACTAATGCGTAAGGATCTGGTTTAGTTCCATCTCTAGCTTCGTTTAAACCTGTTACACTTCTTAGCATATCCATATAGTGATTGTAGGTTCCCACCAAGCTATTGATTTTACCTTGACCGCTACTTGATGTTAGTTGTTGAATTGGGACTCTAGCATTATTAAATTCTCCATCTTGCGTATAACTTCTACCTATAACACTACCAGTTTGAAAATATAGCCTTAAAGCATCTTGAGGATTGTATGCATTTCCTGTGCCTAAGTCAACTTCATTTAATCCATCTGCATCTATAAACACACCATCTGGTACAGTTCTTGCGATTACCTGTTGCAATTTTAAATGCGTCATTTGTATTAAATCTGCAAACGTAATCATTCTTCTTACCAATGATTCGATTACACCTTTATACATTCTAGGGGCACAGGCAATATAGTTAGGCATAGCATGCTGAGAGGCAGACTGAGGTCTAACCATATTTTCCATTTTCTTCCACTGAAGCATTATATTTGTCCCCATTACCATAACACCCTCATACCACACATCTATTTTCTTTTCAACTTTTTCAAAGTTTCCTTCCTCCATCATTTCTTCTGGCGGATTAAATTGATCGTCTTTTTCAATTACCCTTGCGCCTCCTCCATCTAATTTCTTTTTCTTATATACAATTGAGTTTGTGGTTTTATAGTTAAAATATAACAACGTTGCAGTGTCTCTATAAAACATACTGTTTTCATAAAACTGAGCGACATTATAATAATCATACCACGCTTGGCTATACTTAGCTATTTCTTCTAAATCTTCATTTGTTAATGTTGGATCTATTTTAGGTAGTTCCGTCATTGGAACAGTTTTAATTTCACCCCAATAGAAACAATCTTTAAAGTGCGGATCTTCGGTATAACTATAAACAACGTTCGCAGGATCAACATAATCAATCTTAACACCTTCACCTGGTAAAAAATATTGTTTAGTCATACCCACCCCTAACACTGTAATATCGTAGTCTACTCTTTTTCTAATGTGAGAATAATGATTTTCTTCAAACAAAGTGTTGATAGCTTCTTCCTCCGCTATTTCAATACCAGGTTTGTAGTTTAATTGCATGTAAAGAGCGAGTTCTTCATCATTATTTGGAAGTTCATCTGGATCAGTAGCAAAAGGGTTTACTCCAAAACCTTTTTGTATTTGAGTAAGAATAGGTTTGGCAACCATATCAGCCTCTATCATATCTTGAAATGAAGATCTGTTTTCTGCAGACAAAGCGTCTTGTGCATATGCTTGAACTTTAAATAATCTGTCCGACATTCCATTAACAACAATGTCTACAAATTTTGGAATAATAGGCACAGGCGTCCAATCTAAGTTTAAGTAACTTAGATCACCGTCTATAGCTAATTCATTTTTGTATTTTTGAACTGACTGCTCTCCTCTTGCATAGAGTCTTAATCTGTGGTAATCTCTCCACTGAGAATAAAACCTACACGTACTACTGTCTTTACGAAACCATTCGTATTGAATTGCTTGACCGATCTGTAGTCCGTACTCTACTGTATCTTTTTCACTATCAGAAACAAATAAATCCGGAAACCCCACTGGGTTTATATCAATTTTTACATCTACCATTAAGTACGTATTTCGCTATATAATCCCTTGTTATTATATCTTGCAAAGTTAATCTTTATTTTTGACTCTTTTTTTTGCGGTGTATATAAGTGTTTTTGATTAGCCATGATAGCTAAACCTGAACTTATAGTGGCGTCAAACTTAGTTCTATTGTTAATATTGAATCGAGCCCAGTCCTCTAATGTTCTATTAAAATACATAGTGCCCATATCCATTTTATCTCTAAAAACCCCTTCCATATCCATTCCCACATATTTTTCAATGTAGCTTTCAATAGCGCTGGCGTGTGCTTGCTTTACTTCTTCTGAAGAATTAGGTATTCCCCCTATTTCTCTTTCAGATTTAGAAAGCTTATTATATACTTTATCCGGTCGATTCATACAATATTTTCTATACCCTCTGTTTTTAAAATGATACAATAATCTGGGTTTATTGTTTTCCACTAAAATAGGCATTCCGTAAAAAACACAGGCCATTAAAACATCTTCAAAAAATAATTCTGCGGTCTGCGGTCTTGCTACGTATTCTAAAAAAAATTCATTACTGGGTGCGTTGTCCATATTAAATTTAGTTAATCCGTGTAATGCGCCATTTGATCCTCCACCCCCTACTGTACCAGATATATCATATGAATCACAGCCAAAGCTACCTAAATGCTCGTTACCTGGTGCATACTTTCCGTTTTGATTTAGCCTACAATTTTGTAGGTTTTTTTCAGGTATCCATGAAATTAAAAACCGACCTCTAGTGTCTGGCGACCACACTACTTTTGAATCTTTAATTCCATCCTTCCAACTAAATCTACCCCTAGTTAAATAGTGCTCTTTAATTAAAGAATCATTATAATCTATTTGCTGATAAATTTTAGTTAAGTTAAATAACGATTGCTTACTTTCATCTCTAAATGCATGCGAATCGGTTCTAGGAAATTGTCTATAAAATTCATTTAAAACATCAGCATCTTTCTTTAAAGAATCTACTTCGTTTTCCCAGTAATCAATAGCTCCTTGATATATAAACTCACCATCAGAACCCTCTACAGCTTTAGTTGGTGTTTTAAAAACAGGCATGCCATACCTGTCTATGTATCCTTCAAAATTCCACTCCATGGGAATAAATAAATTATACAATCCGCTTTTTGTTTGACCATTTTGATTTCTGTTTGTTACATCAGAATCATAAAATAATTTTTTAAAATTCTCACCACCTTTATCTAAAGCGTTTGACGTAGAACCCATCATACATTTTCCAATAATTTTACTACCCAGCCTCAAACATGTTTTAGTTACATTCCAATTGTTAATAATGTTATCAGGCTTCAACCATTTACCTGATTCATCATGTATTAATAATTTTAATTTTTCACCATCATAACTGTTGTCGGCTGTGTTCTTCCAGTCAATTGTTGTGTCTAATCCTTCCAGTTCCTCCTCTTCAGTTTCAAACATATTTTTTTTTGTAATCTTAGAAGCAGGTACTCTATAGGCTAACTCTGTTTTTGGTCTATCCATACCGTCTTGTATGGGTTTAAAAAAGAAAGGATAATTGTTTGATATTGGCACAACCTTGTCAGTAAACATTTTTTTAGCATCGGATCCGGTTTTGGAAAGTATACCTATTCTTGCATCCTTGCTAATTGTAGCGGTGTTGACGGCTTCGCAAGAACCCATAAAAGAAAAACCTGAACGCCTTATTTTTAAATAACACATGCCAAAGCTTCTTTTGTCAGCTTTGCATGCTTCCCAAAAAATATAAAATATTCTATTTGCTTCTCTGAACTCAGGTTTCCCAACATCTATTTTTGTCCACTGTAAATACATATAGTGAGTACCGGTAATATAGGTCGGAGATCCATTGTTGTAGAACCAATAACCTTCTTCTCTTCTATCAAATTCAGTTTCAATATAGTCAACCCATTCATTTTTAAATTCATTAGTCATTTCATGCCATTGAAATATCGAACTAATTCTTGACAAAGCTTTTGGATACTCCGAAGCTATCCAGTATTGATCTGTTGTTTTTTTAGAATTTTTGTGTATTGTTTTAGGTTGTTTCGGTAACCCTATGAGTAAGCCATTGATATTGTATATTTCCCCCACTGTTCCGTTTTTACTTATAACCACTAAGTCATGGTTAGGGTTGTAGCCATACTGCCAAGATTTATGCTGATTCATTTTCAACATAGATTGTTTTGATACGTGGTTTTTTACAACACTATATAATTTATTTTGATCGTCTTTCTGCAAATCCTTGTCTTGATTTTTCTTCTACTTTTTCAACTCCGTTTAACAAATCTTTTTCTAATTCTATTCTTGTCAATATTTCAAACGCATCAAATATAGCTAGCTTTTTTGTAGCTGCTGCATTTTTTAATCTGTCTGCGGCTAACTCATCATCTTTGTCATACTTAATAATATCTTCCTTAGCAACTTTTATTAACTGTGCTACAGCTTCTCTACCTGCACTAATTATTTCTATTTTTAAATCTTTTGATGATTTCATAGTACCATTGTTATGTTGTTCCAAAACATCCTGTAAAGTTTTTCTCCATTTATATAAAACGGATATTCACATTCAGGTTCAAAAACCACCTCATCATTTTCTTTTACACCTAGTTCAGTTAATTTTGAATTAGTGTATTTTATTATACCAACAAGAGGTTCCTCCTCAACAGGCTTCATAATAATTGACTCCCTTACTGGCACTGGTTTTATAAAGCAATACTTAGAGTGTGTTTGCCATTTACCGTTGTGATAGTACATGTAAAATTGATCGTAATCAATAAAAAATAAATCGTCTTTAAAAAAACTTCTGCCGCTTTTTTCTCGACCTTTCATGTCATAATATATTTTAAATACATTGTGGTGCACCAGCAATATATCTCCGCTTTGTATTTCACCGGTATAATTTAAAGGACAGCTGACGACCTCGGCAAATCTGTTGGATGCAGTATGGTCTTCTTGAGAAACGCTTGTGTAAAAATCAATACCTCCTATATTTTTTATATTATCATATCTCCTACCCTTAACAGGTTTTACAATAAAATAGTGTGGAGATTTCATTAAAAGTTTATATTGTATTCAATAGCCATTGGCATATTAGAATTAAATTCCTTCCATAATAATACTTCATTATTTTTTTCAATCCAAATTTTGATTGAATTATTTGATAAGTCTTGTTGAATTAAATGTATTGTATAGCTTCCGTTCAGTATAGCTTGACCTACTAAGTAGTGCATAGAACTTGACTTGTAGTCAGCGCCTATGGAGATTTTTCTA